GCTATGGTTGGATAATTATTTTTGTTATATATTATATGAACTTATTCCAGAACAATGACTACGCCAAACTGGCAACATCACTCTCGAAAAGAACAGAAGCGTAAATTAAAACCTCAAGCGTTACGGCAAGCGAAAGCACGCCGTAGACAGTTGATAAACCGTCTACTAACCTCTGACAAAAAACGTCAGGGGTTTTATAGTATATGTATCAACTGAGAAACACATGTCAAACAAAGAAATCAAAGGAAACCTTGCTCGTCTTCTCGCTACTGAGAACCTTGTCGTAGAGCACAGAAATTGTTCTACTGCTTCCTTTGATGTTGACCGTCGCGTCTTGACTCTTCCTAACTGGGACAAAGCATCTGACACTGTATTTGACATGCTCGTCGGTCATGAGGTTGGACATGCTTTGTTTACACCTAACGAAGACTGGCGTGATATTGCAGACTGCCCTAAGGACTTTGTGAATGTTATTGAGGATGCTCGCATCGAGAAGTTGATGAAGCGTAAGTATCCTGGTCTTCGCAAGTCCTTTGCTGGTGGTTATAAAGAATTAAATGATCGTGACTTCTTCGCTATTCTTGACGAAGATCTCAACAACTTCAGTTTGATCGATCGTATCAACCTTCATTTTAAAGTTGGTGCTAGTGCATTGATTCCTTTCTCTATTGAAGAGAAAGTATTTGTTGCTCGCACTGACGTTGCAGAAACTTTTGAAGAAGTTCTTGACATTGCTGTTGATGTGTACGAGTTCAGCAAGCAAGAAAAAGTAATGGATATGCCTGCTCCTCAACCATCTGAGTCTGAAACTGAAAGCACCGATGGCGAAGAAACTGAGCAGCAAACTGAAGCACAAGCAGAGTCTAGTGATGAAGATCAACCAAACACCAGACCTCAGGGAGGTGCATCATCTTCAGGTAGCGAAGACCTAGAAGATAGTGATTGGGATGATGAAGATGGAAACTTCATGGATGATGAGGGAGGTTATGATGCTGGTGATACTTCAGAAACACAACGTGCATTTGATCAGCAAGCAGAGAATCTTTCTTCTAGGCATAGTCGTGGTAACAGCATTTATGTTGAGATTCCTAACAAAATTGATATAGATAATCATATTGTTGATTGGACTACTCTTCATGACTGGATTGATTCTCAAGCAGAAGCACCAGAAAAGTATGAAGATGTTGATGCCCAATACTATGAGTTCCGTAAGCAATCACAGAAGGAGGTAAACTATCTTGTTAAAGAGTTTGAGTGTCGTAAGTCTGCTGACGCTTACGCTCGTGCTGGTCAATCTAAGACTGGTGTGCTTGATACTTCAAAGTTACACACTTATCGTTATAACGAAGATCTCTTCAAAAAAGTAACAGTTGTTCCTGATGGTAAGAACCATGGTCTTCTGTTCATTCTTGACTGGTCTGGTTCTATGGCAAATGAGTTGATGGCAACCGTCAAACAACTTCTTAATCTGACTGCATTTTGTAAGAAAGTGCAGATTCCATTTGAAGTCTATGCATTTACTAATGAGTGGTATGCTGCTCAACGTGCTATGGAAAACGAAGACACAGTGCGTCAGTATGATGATTATCATAACTTCCCAAGTATTTCTAAGAATGAGATCTACATTGATCCTCGTTTCTTCCACTTGATGAACTTTGTTTCTTCTCGTTCTAATGCTCGTGAGTATGAGCGTCAGTGTAAGAACTTGTTCCGTGAAGTTGCGACATACCGTAGTTATCATGGTTACCAACACACTATTGGTGTTGGGTTGTCTGGAACTCCTCTTAATGAATCTATCATTATGTTGAACTACCTTATTCCTGAGTTCAAACAGAAGAATGATTTGCAGAAAGTAAATGTCTGCATCTTATCTGATGGTGAGAGTTGTGCCATTGGTTATGGTCATGAAATTTATCTTGATCATAAAGACGAATATACTGTTCGTCCTCGTCGCATTGATTACTATCAGGTTCTTCGTGATCGTAAGACTGGTCGTACTTACCCACAGTTTGACTATGACAATGTAACTAATACTTTCCTCCAGCAAGTTCGTGATCGTTTTCCTGAAGTAAACCTTATTGGTTTCCGTATTCTTGCAGGAAGTCAACTCTCTAGTTTTGTTGGTAAGTATGCATCTTACGAAGGATACAGTGCTATCCAGAAACAATGGAAGAAAGAGAAGTCTGCAGTTATTCCTAATCCTGTTTCTTTCAGTGCTCTCTATGCAATCTCTAATACTTCATTGAGTCAATCTACTGATTTTGATGTTGAATCTGGTGCTAAAAAAGGTGACATTACTAAGGCATTCAAGAAAATGCTCAACGGTAAGTCAACCAACAAAAAACTACTCAGTTCTTTCATTGGGTATGTCAGTTGAGAAACTGTCCACATGGGGTCGCCAATGACCCCACCACACCTTATACTATATTCATACAACACAAAACACCAATGCCTTTCGCTCCCGTTCCCGTTTCAACTGACGATCTTGTTTCTTACCTTACCGATGCTCATGGCACTGAGGTAAACACCAAGCAACTGTTTGAAGCATCTGAACACTTTAACTGCTCTCTCGCTACTGTTAAAAAGCGTCTTAAAGATTACAAGCAAGGCATCGGCAAATGGAACTTGACTGTCGCTGAAAAACTTGAGCAGACTTATCAAGCACCTGCTGCTGTTCCTGCTGTTGAGCAAAATCTTATTCCTTCTAAAGATGAAAACTATGTTCCATTTGGTAACTTCCCTGATGTCAAAAAGATCATTCAGTCTGGCATCTTCTATCCTACTTTTATCACTGGTCTTTCAGGAAACGGCAAAACTTTCTCTGTTGAACAAGCATGTGCTGCTCTAAATAGGGAACTGATCCGTGTAAACATTACCATTGAAACTGACGAGGATGATCTTATTGGTGGTTTCCGTTTGGTTAACGGTGAAACTGTTTGGCATAATGGTCCAGTCATCAACGCTCTGGAGAGGGGAGCAATTCTTCTTCTAGACGAAGTTGACCTTGCCTCTAACAAGATCTTGTGTCTTCAGTCTATCCTTGAAGGTAAGGGAGTTTATCTCAAGAAGACTGGTCGTTATGTTGAACCTGCTAAAGGTTTCAATGTCATCGCTACTGCCAACACCAAGGGCAAGGGTTCTGATGACGGTCGCTTCATTGGCACCAATGTTTTGAACGAAGCATTCCTTGAGCGTTTCGCTCTGACCTTTGAGCAAGAGTATCCTACTCCTGCTACCGAGACTAAGATTCTTCTGCGTGTCGCTGCCTCTGTTGGAAAGCATGATGAAGAGTTCTGCACCAACCTTGCTAACTGGGCAGACATCATCCGTAAAACTTTCAAGGATGGTGGTATCGATGAGGTGATCTCTACTCGTCGTTTGGTTCACATCATGAGAGCATATGCTATCTGGAACGATCGCATGAAAGCAATCAAAGTTTGTGTGAACCGTTTCGATGATGAGACCAAGCAGTCATTCATCGAATTGTATGATAAGATTGATGCTGACGTAAACACTGAGGAGGAAGAAGATGCAAACGCTTGAGAAATTTCACGGATATCTGGGTCGTCTCGTAGTTCTACGGGGCACCCAGTGCCGCACTGCTAAGATCGTTGGTGGCGATGGTCTTGAACTTTATATGCAGGGGATTGACGGCAGCGTCTTTAAATGCTACCATGATAATATTGAATATATTTGGGAACGATGAGTTTTAAATATAATGAAGATGCTCTACTCCAAGAGCTACGTGATTACATTACTGGAACCTATGGACAACACTACTCTGCTGGCAACGATGCCATCCAAACGTTAGACTTGATTGAAGCATGTGGTGACGCTGAAGCATTCTGCCGAAGCAACATCCTCAAGTATGCTTCTCGCTACGATAAGAAGGGAACTGCACGTCGGGACATTATTAAGATCCTGCACTACGGTCTTCTCCTTCTTCACTTCTCTGACAAGTCCGCTATTACTGAATCCTATCCTCAATGAGCAAAGTTATCCTATCAAAAAAGACTCTAGATGTCCTTAAGAACTTCAGCACAATCAACTCCTCTATCGTATTCCGAAAGGGAAGCACTGTTCGTACAATCTCTAACGCAGAGAACATTCTGGCAAAATTCTCTGGCGAAGAAGTATTTCCTGCTGACTTCGCAATTTATGATCTCAGTCAGTTTCTTAGCGGCATCTCTTTGTTTAACGATCCACAGTTGGAGTTTACTTCTAACGACTTTGTTAGCATTCGTGGGGGGCGTACTTCTGCGAAATACTATTTCTCGGATCCTGAAATTACACTTAAGAGTGCTCCAGAGAAAAATGTAAACTTCCCAGGAGCAGACATTCAATTCAATCTTACAGAAGATGATTTGGTTGCACTTCAAAAAGCATCTGCTGTCTATAGTCTACCTGACCTTACTTTCTATTCAGAAGAAGGATCTAATGAGATCAAGATTATCCTGAGGGACAAGGAAAATGATACCAGTAATACTTATGATCTCACCGTGGCAGGTTGCACTACTGGCACCTATTCTCTTGATCTCAAGATTGAAAACATTCGTGTTCTCCCTGGTGACTACTCTGTTAAAGTGTCCAAGCACTTGATTTCCGAGTGGACTAACGCTAACGTTGACTTGACCTATTACATCGCACTTGAACCTTGAGTAATGAATTTTTGTGGGTGGAGAAATACCGCCCAAATATTGTAGAAGATTGCATTCTCCCTGATAATATCCGTGAGGTGTTTCAGGGTTTTGTCAATCAAGGAGAACTTCCTAATCTTCTACTGACAGGCACAGCAGGCGTTGGTAAGACAACTATTGCTAAAGCTATGTGTGAAGAGATTGGTGCCTCTTACATCGTTATCAATGGATCTGACGAAGGTCGTTTCCTTGATACTGTACGCAATCGTGTACGTCAGTTTGCCACAACCATCTCTCTGCCCTCTGGTGCCGCCCACAAGGTCGTCATCATTGATGAGGCAGACAACACCACTAACGACGTTCAACTGTCCCTCAGGACCGCTGTGGAGGAGTTCCATGGTAACTGTCGTTTCATCTTCACCTGCAACTTCATCAATAAGATCATTGAACCGTTGCACTCACGTTGTACGGTTGTTGATTTTAGGATCAAACCTGATCAAGCAGTTCAACTTCAAGGCGAGTTCTTTACTCGTCTGAAAACTATTCTAGATCATGAGCAGGTCAAGTATGAAGATAAAGTTCTCGCTAAACTCACTAAACGTTATTATCCCGATTGGCGTCGCCTTATTAATGAGTGCCAAAGGTATGCCGCTACTGGAAGTATTACTTCTGCTATTCTCGTGGATGTGGCTGATGTTAATCTTGACACACTTCTAGGATCTCTGAAGAAGAAAGATTTCTCTACAGTGAAAAACTGGGTTGTGCAACATATGGATAACGATCCCACTATGGTGATGCGTAAGATCTATGATAGTCTGTATAATGTTCTGAAACCTTCTTCTATTCCTGAGGCAGTTCTTATCATTGCAAAATACATGAACAGTATTCCTATTGTTCCTGATCAAGAGATCAATCTCTTGGCATGTCTAACTGAAATCATGATGAGTTGTGAATTCAAATGAAACGAACACAAAACAAAGAAAACTATTATTACCTGTTTTGGATCGTAGCTATGGTTGCGTTCATTGTTCCGCAGGTATATACGGCAGTCGCTTATACTAGACTCGCTGACATCCTTAAGGATCCTATTGAAGTTAGAGTAGTAAATAAATGAGTCTACTAAAATTTCTAGAAAAGGATCCTAGAATTCTACGCATGGAGGAAATGCATGAGCGTCTTAAAGACGAACCTAAACGACAATGGGCATACATCCAGAGTCAAAACAACACCAGAAAACGTAGAGGAAGCAAATGAAGCATTGTTTCGTGCTACAATGAATCTACCTACTGCTGCTGCCCATTGTGGT